CCGGATATCGTAAATGCTCTGACTGTCAAAAGAAAGATGAGGCGGATGTAACTTCTAAAAAGAAGAAAATTGTTCCAGAGTCTAAAGTTCTTGGAGTTGTTGCACTACCTACGGTTGAGCCACCATCGGTTCTTAAGGTCTGTAGTAGTGGTGAGAAGATAGGTTGGCTTCACCGTGTTAAGATAGGTGAGAACCAATCAGTTCTTGTTGGCCCAAAACACTTTTTAGATTACCCCGATCGAACTATTGTAACATTAGATGGCAAACAGATACACAGTTTTCCTGCTGATATGGCAAGAGTACATGATAAGGCGGATTTTATGTTCATTGCGGAACCACGCATCGTCAACTTAATCAAGGCATATGCAGTCTCTCCTTTGATTAATATTAAGGATGAGCAATGTTTTATTAACGTTGAACGCGGTGCAAAATGGTATACCAATGTCACTAAAAACCCTTTCACTGCTGCTCCAAATACCATTGAACAGAAGTACTGGTGTAGCACAATCCCCGGTGATTGTGGCCTACCTATATTCGTGAAGGATGGCGTTATTGGCGTGCACCAAGGTGGTGGCGTCGAAAATGCAGGCAATTATTTCATGGGATACACTGAAGCTCTCCTTTCTTGGATGAGCAAACAGGCGATCTTGTGACAATTTTCTGTCGCCGGCAACTACTGGGGTGCGTTACCAGTAGATGCGCGGAATGTAGTTTATACGCACTTTGAGAGCATAAGCTTTCTTCCTAGCTATGTTACCCCCATGGCTATGGATAATAAATGTGTTTTAGAAAACCCTAATCCCTATTTTGAAAAATTTAGGTCCCAATTTCCTGAAGATGCCAAATTCTTTGATGAATTTGCGACTTACCACGGTGTTCGTGCTAATGTCAACAATGTGCGGAAAGCCTTAGATAAAACTGACCAACCTGTTGTCTATCCGGAAGACTCCTTGCAGTCATACGTGGAAACACTCGTTGAGAAATATCTGGCCCCATATTTGTCTGTACCAATAGCAAACACTGATACGGAAGTCTATATCAATCAATCTACCTCTCCTGGGAGATATTGGAAGAAGCTTGGTTGTAAAACAAAGCGTGATGCGCTTAACCACCCATCATTCTGGGAACACTTTCGTTCTGTTTCTCATCCCCCTATTTTCGACTACAACTCGAAACGTGAGTTTCTTTCTAGTTCGGATTTGGAAAAAGAGAAAATTCGTGGGATTTTCAATCCCCCCCTTGACTTTTTAATGAAGGAAAAATTCTTATACACTAATCAAAACCATGCACTTCTTGATG